GCACGGGATTACTCCCAACGAATTTTAAATTCGGTACGGCTACCAATTACGTCACACGCCCATCATAAATTGTGGGATGAAAATTACAGTACTCATTGAAGGTAATTTTCATCTCCTTATCAGTAAGGTTACAGTATCTTGCTGCCTTTGGCAAGTTCCACTTGGCACTAAACAACATTTCCATTGATTTTCTCGTTTCAGGTCTCATGAGTATGATTGAATGGTACTAGATTGAATCGAAGAGGCTGTAGAATCCAAACGACTGTTTTCGTTTGAGGCCTGTTGATTTGAGTACAGTATACCCCACCTCTCTACCTGAAGTCCAGACCTTTCTCGTTTTGCGTTATTAACAACACTAATCAAATTATCAGCTTCCGATCTGAGAGTATCAATTTCTGCATATTTTGCAGTAACTTGATTGTAATACGTTGCACAAGTACCTACACCACTGATGGTTACTGTGTATCCGATTGCAGGGCCTCCATCTTTTGACAAAACATTGATAGAACCAATACCAACATTAGAAGATGAAAGGGTGTTTACTACGTTAACTTCTGGTTCAATACCAGTATATGAACGAGAACTCATATTCTGAATCTTTGTTTGAAACAGATCATCAGATAACAACTGATAACCTATGAGACAAGTTGAAATACCACCAGAATAACTGGTACATAAACCACTCAACGTTCCGCAACCAGGATTTCCTGTCAGACCTAAACCAATCGGAGGATAGTTACCAACAGCTTGAACAATCAAAGAGTGAATCTCGGTCTTTAGTGTTGTAATACTACTTGCAATTTCAACCAACCTCTTATCAATGTTTGTGGTAAAAGGAGTATAGTCGTCGATTCTTTCCTGTAAAGGTCTATCGAGTTCTTGACCTTGTTGCCTTGCGTTTTCAACATCTTCTCTCGTAAATGAAAGAAGCCCTGGATTATCTACACCATCAAATCCATCAATCAAAAACTTACCTTGTTCAATAAGAACGGCATTTTGATCTTTTGTTTTTTGAAACTCTCTTAGAATATTATCAGTTTGTTCAGACATAATTCTCCTTAATAATCCCAACCAGCAACAGAACACTGACTACTATCACCTGGATAGTCTTTTGGTGATTCTCCTTCATATTCTGGAATATTTTTCTCACAATCCTTCCTTTCTGCAAAAACTGTGTAATGGAAATTATAATGGGTTTCTCCATTAATTTCAACTCCACCACCAATATGAATGATGTTCTCTTTAATACTCTCTACATATAAACCTTGAAAAACTCCAACCGATGTGAGATTCACCGTGATGCTTTCTTCATCCACCAAATCTTTCCAGTAGTCTGGCAAGATAATGACATTCGATTGAGACTTACCTCTCACAAATACATTCGCTTCTGGAGATTCTGCACAGACATATCTCAATCGATGCCCAGTTTTTGATGGGTGTGGAATATCAAAGTTCTTCTTTGCAGAAAGAATATGACCAGCTTCGATGACTGGTCTTCCCATCAACAATCGAGTTGTAATATTGATACCACTTGTAAAGTTAAATCCTCTGGTGATTCTTTCACCAGACACAAAGTTCATACCTCTTTGAATACGAATACCAATCTGGTTAGCGATACCAATGTGTCGGAAAAGCCCCTCCATATACATTGTAGTGGCTGTAACCAGTGGTGGTTTGGTTCCAGAAGTGAGTTGAGCTGCAAGTGGCCCAACATTCAACACTCCTTGATAAACAGGAGCAGTGCTGATTCTTCCTATCCAAACTGGGCCATTCAGTACCGATGTTCCTGTAGGAGTTGCATCACTGGGTAAGTAGGATACATCATTAGAACCTACTACAATCTTATGTTCAATACCTATCTTTGGTTGGTTCGACATCGTTATCCAATACTTAATTTAGAACTAATACCAAGACCTTTGATGAGTTGACCGATGGAAGTTAAGTCAAGGTCTCCAGCAGCAGCGACGTTCACGAATGCACTATTCATCTCCATAAAACCTTTAGAGACAATGTTCATTGAGTTCATCGCATTGATACTGATTTTTTCAGCCTGAAGACGAACATCCATTCCTTTGATGTTGACAACTTTAGTTGCATTTACCGTAAAGTCGCCATCGTCACCACCTCCTTGAGCAAATATTCTGACGTTCTTACCCATCAGAATAATGTCACCATCTTCAGCATTCAGAATAATATCTCCGTGTTTGCAGAGAATATACTTTGCAGGATTGACCCCAGCGTTGTCATTACCTTTGGCCTTAAGACCTGCACCAAGAACCTCGTAAGACATCCCTGGCGTGTCTAGAACCGCACGCCCAGTACCAGGGCCATTACTGACACCACCTTGACCAGTTCCGGAATAGAAACCAAAACCTTGAGCTTCTTGAGTAACTACCTCAAAAAGAGTTCTTCCGTGAATTGTTCCTTGACCACTTTGAAATGAGTATCTAGCAGTAGTTTCTCTAGTATACTGTTTCTTATCCTGTGGTGGTTTCTTATCGTAAACGGGGTTCTTCTTTGTCATCTCTGAACACAATCAATAACTGTGACTATGGCTTCTTGAGTTGTTGCAGCAAATTGTTTTGCTTCCTCAAGTTTGGTAAATCCAAGAACAGGCAACAATCTCGCCCCAGCACCAGTATCACTATTTATTTGTAACTCTGGAAGGGAGATGAATCCAGAACCACCAGTCAATACTTTGGCATCAACAATGAAACCGTTCACGACGGTCACCTCAATCTCAGCATCACTTACATTTCCAGTGTCTGTATCAATCACAGTGATTGTTGTATCATCAGAATATCCATAACCAGTATCGTGTATTACAACATCTGTAATATCTGTAATATAAGAATTGGTACTATCACTATTACTATTGGGATCTGGAATAACTTCTTTGACAATCTCGTTTCCATTCTGATCAATAGAAGTTTCTGTGGTATTTGGTAGATAGCCATCACCAGAATCTAGAATAACTACATCAACAATTCCAGTTTCCGTGCCATTAGGATCTGGTACATAGACTGGATTTCCACTATTGTCAACCACGGTGGTTCCTGTATCATCAATCACTGGTGATACTGGCCCAATCAGTGCATATCCACCACCACCATATCCATTTTTACATCTATCATAAAATGTAATCAGAGGAGGTGCGGTGAAACCAAAACCAGAGTTATCAACTGCGACACCGATGATATTTCCAACTGCATTGATGACTGCACTTCCTGATGCATACTGACCATTTCCACCAACGAAACTAACAACTGGTGGGCCACATCTGAACACGTTCGTATCACAATCAGGCGTACCAGCACCAGCATCTGATGCTACCATATCGTCAACATTTTTCAGTGATGGAGAAATCAAAGAACTCAAAGATGCTTTATTCAGAGCGTTATTGAAATTGTCAATGTCTCCTTGTGCGGGGCCATATCTTGCAGACCAATTAGTAGGAGTTGGGCACTTCAGTTCATCACAACTCAGAATACTCAGGAACAAGTTTGCATACTTCAGTGCTTTGGAAATAATTGAACTGGCGGTTCCAATAATTCCACCAAAGACATTATTGAGTTGTGAAAGAATTGGGCCTAAAGAGTTATCCAGAACGTTGAACAACTGACCCAACATATCACCAAGAAAGTTATCGACGGCACATTGTGCAACATCAATAACCTTACCAATCATATTTGTCAGACTATCAATGATATACTTGAAAAGTTGTTTGATAACTTTTTCAAATAGACAGAAAATTAAATCTGTAAGAGTCTGAACCGATTTACCAGTGTAAGGTTCTAATGGTTTTGGTGTTGTTGTTCCAAGTAATTTTGATAACTTTTGATGTATTTCTTGAATTAACCACGCACGAGAACGACGAATCAGATTCGTCATTGTATCAAATATCTTTCCTGCTGCTGTCTTTAGATCTTCATTGATGTTGACAATTTTTCCCATAATGGGATCAACATAAACATCAAGAATCTTTTGATATCCATTCAATCTTTCAATCAGGTCAATCATAACCTTTTGCATTTTACCAATCTCTGTGTCTTCACAGGGGCTTGGTAAAGTCAATTCATTGTCTTCAGTAACACTCTTTTGTTTACCTGCAACAGTTTTCTGACTTGAAGTACTGTCCGCCGAGTGTGTTCTGATGCCTTGTGCAACCTTGTTCTCAACAATTTGATGTTTACCCATAATGGGTTGTGGTGGTGTCCAAGGTTGGAAACACGTCGCCTTCTTAGTTGAGTATTCGTTCTGTTTAAGAGTGTCTTTTTGATAAGGTTGTTTGAAAAGAGTTCCGAAGATTACTGGTTGTTGTGCATCATCACCGTCTAAGAAAAATCCAATAACGACTTCACCACCTTGATAGTTCAACAACTGACCTTGACCAGCGGTTGTACTACTGTTTGGTGGCAACATAACGTGAGCCAGAGGAAGATCTTGATCTGGCAGATCTTCCTCGCAATCGTGGTATCCAATGATACGAGCCCGAACGCGATGAGAATAAATCTCTTCACCGTTTTCGGTTCTCTGTCTTTCTGTGGAGTTTCTCCACTTTCCTTTGTCTGGATCGGTAACTTGACCAATCCACCAAACTAATTGGTCTTTACCAAAAAAGTTTCTTACTGGTGATAACTCTTGCATCTTAATCAGTCATCATAAACTCTGCATTCCAGAGCATCAGGATGTCTATCACAATAAAGTTCTAATGGTGTGGGATCGTGTGAATCTTCAGGATGATGATCTTTATACGTCTTTAAAGCTTCTAGTTCTTCTTCAGTATGTCTCCGTGCTTGTGGGGAGATGGTAGGATCATCCAGAATCTCTTTGTCTTTTTGAATGTGTTGTTCGATGTTGTTCATTGTATTACACCTTTATAGTATATTTAAGCGGTAAATGTGTTGCGTATCAAAGAAAGTTGCGTATATGCTCTATTATTTCCAATTTCGTGTTTGAGTTCTGATATTAAATACTTTCCACTAATATCCTTTTTTCCATCACCATATCGTTTTGTTTTTTGATCTGAAGTTGGTAGTGGAAGTTTAATTTCCACAGTCTGACCTGCTCTCAGATTTGGATTACACGGAACCATAATATTCAGAGACTGAGAGAAGATTAGATTGTTTCGAGCATAAGATCTGTTTTGATATTTGGCAAGATCTTGTTGTTTTTGTACTTCCGATAACTTTGAATCTTTCTGCAATGCACCAACATCCAACATTCTGAACATCAATCTAGTTGGTTTTTCATCCAGACCCAATGGAGCCTTTGGTGGATTTTCTACATTCAGCTCCGAAATCTTAAAGTCAACCACTTCTCTCGTTTCATCCTTCATATTCATATACAAAGTTTTATTCGAGTACATTCCCATTCTCATTGACATACCAATATCGGTATTCTTATTCACTTTATCATCTAGAACACGAAAGTCACTGTTTGAAGCAATTTCGGACTTAGTATAGGTCTGAACGATTGGTTGATTAAAGAGTGTATCAATCGATTTAAACACATAACCATCGTAAGTTTCAAAGAACAAGAATCCAAAATTCTTATCAGATGCACTCGCTTTAGGGGACAACCATTGAATGATGTCGATTGGTCTCTTCTGATTTCCAACAAAAGTGTACTTGTTCGCAGCAGATTCACTATCCAATACTTTCGATGTCTTGATTCCTTTGTCTTCCGATACCAATAACTTTCTCACTGTTTGATCAATCGGTGCATCAAACTTTTTGGATATTCTAACGGTTTCATTAACAATACTCTCAACAGAGATAGCTTCAAGTGTTGCGGTTTGTCTACTTGACTTTGTGTTGACATTTCCGACTGAGTTCACCATCATTCGATGTTTTGATGCATCGATCTTGAAAGTTCCAAGTTCTTTGAAGTCAATCTCCATCTGAACATATTCACCGCCAGTAATTCCTTCATTACTCACTACACCATCAGTATCTACAAATGAAAGGGACAACGTAATTGCTGGAGTTCGAATACTTTCGTAGTACGAAATGATTGGGCCACCGCGCAACAAACTCCATTCTTCCTTTAGAGAAGAACCTTCTGTTGGTATGAGTTTTAGTTCTTTGATAAAAAATTTATTTTCCATTAGGATATGTTCTTCGCAAGAGTAACGATGCGATTATCTGAAGGAACACCAGCTAAAATGGGCACATATCCACCAGTTGTTCCACCACCATTATTTACCACTGTTTGTGACTGAATTGGTTGATATGCAACGACCATACCAGTGGGTTCCATTTCCTGCATCAGATACGAAACTTTTTGTGGTTTTTTATCTGGTTCCATCAAAGTTTCTGGAATAATATCTGGGGATACTGCTGGATATGTCTCTTCTTTCTTCTGTACTGGTTTGAGAGTTGATAGTTTTGGATCACCGTGAAGAGTTCTACCAACAACTTTTCCAGTCTTTTCATCAATAATATCATAACCAGCCATCTGATTGGTTTTCCAATATTGAACTCGATATCCAGGAACGTTGGGAGCAGGAATGGGAGCATACTCTGCACTTGGCCCAAAACGAGTTTCCTCTTGTTTTGGAATGAAGTAATCCATCGCAGCCATTTCTCTCTGAGTATGGTGACCAGACTGGGCTTTTCTAAGAAAATCAATCTTTTCTTGCATAGTCCCATTAACTGGATATCTCTGACCACTCACACCACCAGCTTGACCCATCTCAGCGACTCTCCCTTCATCCTCCAATTGTTTCGCCATACTATCAAATATCAATACCTGTTGTTCAATAGGAAGATCTCTTGCAAAACGAGTATCAATATGAAATGGAGTTCCGCCACCCTGGCCAGTGATCAAGGTTCCTTCCATAGGTTGACCTGGCCCATATGGTTGTTCTGCAGGTGTGATGTAATCATTTAGCATATCAAGGCCTAATGCACCAAGTACAGTGGCAATCAGTGCAGGAGACTTTCCAGAAAGTGATTCAATAATATCCTCTAATGCACTCTTTTGCCCATATTCGGCACCCTTCTTTAACCCATCAGTAAAACCAGTTTGTACACCCCTCAACATACCATCATTGTATCCCTCTTGATACCTATCCAGTGAGTCTTCATCACTGTACATTTTTTGTGCGTTTATCTTGTTTTGTTTATCCGATAATTCAAACTCTTCTCGATTCAATCTATTTGATAAAGATATCCCTTGTGACAATTTTCTGAGAGTTCTGATACTATCGGATTTAACACCAGAAACAAGATTTCTGATGTTTGTAGATATCTCGTCTACAGGAAGATCTTCTTTTCGGAGAACTGAAGATGCCATATTATCCCACCACGATGTTCATTTTATCACTAAAACTTGCTGTCAATACTTGAGAGAACAACATATTATTTGTTGTGGGTTGGACAGAATAAGAGTGCGTTGCAGCTTGACCTCTTCCTTGACCACCATTCATTTGTTGAGTTCCAGCATTGATTGGTGGAAGAGTAATAGATGCAATGGATGATGATGGTTTTTGTAGATCTGGTACTCCACCTCTTTTCTGTGGAGTAAGATAACTTTGTGGGCCGTAAATACTTGGAGACGTTTGTTGTAAACCATCAACACCTGGTAGTTGTGGTAATGTGAAGGGCATTTGTTGTGGAACATCCACACCAGGAATTGGTTGAGGCTTTGTGAGTTTATCTAAATCTTGGAGAGTTTTTGTAGCCTTATCAATCTCAATTTGTTTCTGTTGTTCTTGTTGTAATTGTTTGTTATATCTTTGTAGATTTACATCTATTCCGGCTCCACCTTGACTACTACCAAGACCAGTCCACTGACCTTCAAGTTGTCTTAGAGTATCTGCTGTGACTGTTTTAGTTGGATCAACACCAGTTGCGCGAACATTGGAAAGACCAAGTTGATCTTGTACCGCAGGAGTCAATGGAGTATCTAATGGAATACCTGCTCTACGAGCAGCTTCTCTCATTGTACTCGGCATAAACTGGTATGCACCAGTTGCACCACTGACTCTACCATTATATTTTCCATAAGGTACAGATCTACCACCAAGACGTTCTGGAAGTTTTCCAGTTTCTGACATTTTTGCGGCTTCTTCGATTGTCAGTTTTCCTTGTTCAAGTTCAGGTACGACTGCACCACCAAAAATCTTTCCATATCCACCTTTACCACCAGTTCCCTCAGCACCACGAATAGTTCTTAATAATGCGCGTTCTTGTGGAGTGTCTGCTGTGACATCTTCAAAAATATCACCACCACCTCCTCCTCCGTCGCCGCCACCAAGAGCTCCACCAAGACCGGCAAGTAATCCACCACCCAAGAGACCCTTGAGAGCAGACATTATCTTACTTTCTTTTTGTTCTTGAGTTCTCTTTTGATCCTGAACTTGTTGTCTCTGTTGTTTCTGTTGCGATCCTAAGATCTGTTCTTTTTGTAGAGTATCTTCTTCTTTACTAATTGATCTTCCCTGTTGTTTCAACATTGCACTTCTACCCTGTTGCATCTGTAGAAATGCATTGGATAAAGAAGTAAGATCTCCTCGGAGGATTCCAACTGCACTCGAAAGATCTCTAAAACTTGACTGAAGTTCTAAGAATGAATCTCTAAGTTCTCTATCTTCTACTGCATCTTCACGAACCAGAGAAGAAATTTGTCTACTTTGATCTATATTTTGTTTAATTCGATTGACAATATTTGTAACTTGATTTGAAGATGACTGAGCCTGAACGTTCTGTAAGTTATCACCAAAACTTATCTTTAACGTCGCAATAAGCTTTTCCAGATCAATCCTGGTCTTCTCAGAAATCGAGACACTCTCATTCGACTTCTTTAAAGCCTGTTGAGATATCTTATTAATCTCAACAATCTGTTCAAAGAAATTGCTGAGAGTTATTTTCTTTTGACTTGTCTCAGCCATTTAGACCTTGCTGTTGTTGTCGTTTTAGATTCTCTTGTTCAATATAATCCTTGAGAAGAACAAGATAAATCTCCCTTTCCCAAGGTAACATATTCTCTATTTCTGTCAAAGAGTATTTATGGTATTGCATCAGAGCGAAATTAATCTTGTAGTAAGATTCAAGGTCTTCTCGTGCAATACTTAAGCGAAAAAATCAGCCAAACCCTCCAGAACGATAGTGTTCTTTACTCCTGTGTTTGGATTTTCAACTTCAAAACTATGAGAAAGTTTGGGCATCGTAGCAAAAAACTTTTCAACATCTTTATATTGTTTTGAGTTCAGTTGTTCAATAAACTCAAGACGTTCCTTTGGAGAATAATCCTTTGCATCCCACGCATCTTCTGCAGTAAAGATAGTATCCATACAATCTGCAATCACTTTGAATGTATTTTCTACAGTTTCTTCTGGAGTAGAAGCCATCTCAAAGTTATTCTCAATAAACTGATTGAGAGAAGGATACTTCATTCTCAATGTCATCGTATCATCAAGTTTGATGTCTGGTGTATGATTATCTGGTTTCTTTACCGTAATTTCATCAACATAAATTGTGACAGGAACTTGAGTCTCACCATCATCAGGGCAAGTCACAATAATCTTAATTGATTCACCGATTGACTTTGCGCGAATATTCAGAAAAACAAACTCAATATCGAAAGTTGGCAGATCATCAACCTTCACACCTTTGGTAAGAATGCATTTCTTCAGAACATCTTTAACTGCATTAGTAATACTACTTTGTTCTTGAGACTCTAATGCAAGAATGAGAATCTTTTCTTCTTTAACTAAGAATGGTCTGTATTTTACCTTTTTTCCAGTCGATGGCAAAGTCAACTCATAAGTCGGAGTTGCAATAGTCGGTAATGGCATATAAAGTCAATTGTCAGTATGAGTATTTATTGTGTCACCGTGGAATAGGTTGCATCCTTAAGTGAAGATGGAGGATATCTGTTTATTAAGTCAACAGATCCAAAGTCTGTTCCATTTATAACAACCTGTTGAAACTCTGATGGAGTAGTACTTGTAAAATATCTGTCATATGCAAGTTGAACAGAACACTTTAAGATATCCGATTGACCATAGTTTACTCGCATTGAGGTTAAATTGGAAGGCCAAACATTCACAAACTCATAATGATACAATCCAGATTTTGATTCTCCCGATTTCTTTTGCCTGAAACTATCTCTCTCGTATTTTGTGATATGAATAACCTCTTTATAGTCGTCTGGATATCTGAATCGACTAAAAGCATTCAGAGATCTCTGTTTCGCTGCAGGTACGGGGTTGATATAATTCATCCACTTTTCTAAAACTTCCATAATAACGTGATCGGCGTCAACATAGAAAGTCAAATTAAGGGGTGGAAACTGTCTAAGGTTTGGAAACGTTTCTACAATACCTTGATGATGACCAATTGCAGTTGATACTGCATAAGATGTTCCGGGAAGTTCAGCTTCTGCGCACAGTAAACTCATCTTTTGTTTGAAGTCAAGACCATCACTTCTCGCAGAGCCTTGTGTTCTTACACCTCCAGACAACCATTTGTTAGATTTCCCAAAAGAAAATGTAACTTGATAAAATGTATCAAGAGAAACTCGACTTAAAGTATTCCGAATATTGTCTAACGGTTCTTTATAAATTTGACCTTCTTTAGGAAAAGACACAATAAATAGTTTGAACTACCTATACTATGTATGAGTTATAAAGGTATATTCAAACCTTCTAACCCAAAAAAATACAAAGGTGATTCAAATAATATCGTCTATCGTTCTCTCTGGGAGAGAAAAATGATGGTTTATTGTGACTTAAATGAAAACGTGATGGAATGGGCGTCAGAAGAGTTTTTTGTACCTTACTACGATCCAACGACAAAAAGAGTTCGCAGATACTTTCCAGACTTCTTTATCAAATACAAAGACAATCAAGGAAATATTCGTAGATCTGTGATTGAAGTCAAACCAATGAGAGAGACTGTAGAACCAGTCGTAACAAAAGGAAAGTCAAAGAAAACTCTGATTACAGAAACAACAAACTACGTCAGAAATCAAGCAAAGTGGAAAGCTGCAAGAGAGTTTTGTGAAGATCGTCAACTGGAGTTCAGAATTATGACAGAAAAGGAACTCGGAGTATGAGTATCTTAAAAAACATTCAAAACAAAGTTGGAACTAAAAGTCGCAGTGGTGACTGGTTTCGTAGTCAGTTAATGGAAGAACTTGGAACTCCAAACCTGATTGATGATGATTCTGATACTAATGGATTTTCACCCGGTAATCTATATTTCTACTCATACAATGCAATTACATCAACTCTACCCTATTATGATGCATATCCATTGACTTATGTGATTGAGATGTTGAAAAATGGATTCATTGGTTGCAATCTACACTATGTAAAGCTTAAAAGAAGAGATGAGTTTGCAAAAAGCCTTCTAAATAATTCAGCACAAGGTGCAATCGCTGTTCCTCCAAATACATTACATAAGTATCTTTATACTGGAGTGAGAGGATCGTTATATAGAGTTCCTAAAAATGAATGGGTTGATGTAGCACAACTACCAACCGAAAGATTCGTGGATATGAGAGGCATTGTTGTTCCAAAACATAAAGTATACACGAAAAATTAATGGCAGCTAGTAAAAGCAAAACGTATACTATTACTGGTTCTGGAGCTTCTTATGTCTTCGTTCTTGATAATGACTTAAAAATCAAAGGAATCTATCAAGACGGTAAAGTATTAGATCCTACTAATCCACAATGGTCTGTTGTCGCAGAAGCTGATGAGACAAAGACATTGTGGAATCAATTCAAAGCAACTTCTGGATTACCTACTGAAATTTCTCCATCAGAAATAACTCAAGCGTTTTATCTGAGTGAATATAATAAAGAACTGAACACGACTACAGATGCGAAATCGATCGAGAGTTCGAATAATCTGTTCTATTCTACTGGCGTAGTTGCAGATACGAGAAAAGTTGGAGACCCAACGCAGTTTGCATCTCCTTCTGCAGTAAATTATGGTGCAAGAGGAAAAGCATCCATA